TTCACTAACTGCTCAATGAATCCACAAGAAAATAACTTTATTGCTAAGAAAATCGGTACATTAGATGGTGAATATGAATTAAAATCTAGATACGTCCTTGTTGAAATAAATGAAGATGCGCCAATAGATTCAATCCCTTGTGGTTTTGAAGGTTATACATTTAGAGAATACCCAGGTGGTCAATCACCATTCCCAGTTTACAAAACTAAATATTTCTTACCTGGTGAATTAGTATTTAACCCTCCTTTTGGTTTATCTAGTGGTGGTGACGATGCTTTCACAAGTCCTGGAGATAATGTTAGAAGAACATACTTAGGTTTAGGTTCTTACTGGGGTTATGATACAGACTTCTTCCAATATAAAGGAAAAAGAAAACCATTTAACTTATGTACTGGAGAGCCATTTGATTGGGATTTCAAAACTAAAGGTTTCCATATGGATGAACTTGCTAGCGGAATTACAATTTCAGGAGCATTTGCTTCAAGCGGTACTTCAGCTTTTGAAGTTGGTGATGCAACATTCTCTTCAGAACCTACAGACCCAACTGATCCTTACTACAGATTAAATGCTAGAAAATTCACAGTAATGGTTTATGGTGGATTTGATGGTTGGGATATCTATAGAGAATACAGAACAAATGCTGATAAATATACTTTAGGTAGAACAGGATTCTTAAATGGTGCTTGTTCATCTTTAAGATACCCTAAAGGTAAAGGAAATGGATTGTTTAAACAAATTGCAATCGGTGATGGTACGGTAGAATACGGTAACACAGATTACTATGCTTATTTATTAGGTATTAGAACATTTGCTAACCCAGAAGCTGTAAATATCAATATATTCACAACACCAGGTATTGATTTGTATAATAATAGTGACCTTGTTGAAAAGACAATCGATATGATTGAAAATGAAAGAGCAGATTCACTTTATATCACAACAATGCCAGATTACAATATGTTTGTTTCAACAACAACTGAAGGTGATAATTTTATCTACCCACAAGAAGCTGTTGATTTGTTAGAAGAAACAGGCATCGATTCCAACTATACTGCAACATATTATCCTTGGGTATTAACAAGAGACAGTGTAAACAATACACAAATCTATATTCCAGCAACGGCTGAGGTTACAAGAAACTTGGCACTTACTGATAATATTGCATTCCCTTGGTTTGCGGCAGCAGGATATACTCGTGGTATTGTAAATTCAATTAAAGCTCGTAAGAAGTTAACACAAGAAGACAGAGACGTTCTTTATCTTGGTAGAATTAACCCAATTGCTACGTTTGCTGATGTAGGTACAGTAATCTGGGGTAACAAAACACTTCAAGTAAGAGAATCTGCACTTGATAGAATCAACGTAAGAAGATTATTACTACAAGCTAGAAAATTAATTTCTGCTGTATCTGTAAGATTGTTGTTTGATCAAAACGACCAACAAGTAAGACAAGACTTCTTGAACGCAGTTAACCCAATCTTAGATTCAATAAGAAGAGATAGAGGTTTATATGATTTCCGAGTAACAGTATCTAACGATACAGAAGATTTGGATAAAAACCAAATGACTGGTAAAATCTATATTAAACCTACAAAATCTTTAGAATTTATCGATATCACATTCTACATTACACCAACTGGTGCGTCGTTTGATGATGTATAATAAATTAAAGATTATTATAAAGTGGGGGTCATTGATCCCCATTTTTTATTTTATGTAATATTTATTAATATGAATTACAAAAATTTAGTTAGACAGATAATTAATGAAATTATTGATGATGCTCATACACCAGTTATGAAATACTATGCTTTTGACTGGGATGATAACCTAATGTATATGCCAACAAAAATTTATTTGAAGGACAATAACAACAACTCTGTTGGTATGTCTACTGAAGATTTTGCTGAATATAGAACTTTAATTGGAAATGAAGATTTTAATTATGAAGGCCATACTATTGTAGGTTTTGATGAAAACCCTTTTAGAGATTTTAGAGTAACTGGGGATAAGAAATTCTTGGAAGATGCAATGAAAGCACCTACTGGACCCGCTTGGTCCGATTTTATAGAGGCAATTAATAACGGCTCTATATTTTCAATTGTAACAGCAAGAGGTCACACACCAAGTATATTAAAACAAGGAGTTTATAATCTAATAAAGAAAAATATGCACGGTTTAGATTCAAATAAACTTGCAAAAAATTTATTAAAATATAGAAATTTAGCGGATGAAGATAAATTAACAAAAGACCAACTAATAAGAGCTTATCTTGATATGTGTAGGTTTTATCCTGTTTCTTTTGGTGAAGGTTCGGCAACAAATCCTGAGCAAGCAAAAATAGAAGCCATGGAAGAGTTTGTCGATTATGTAAAACTTACTTCAAGGAATTTACAAACAAAAGCTATGATGAAAAATAAGATTAGTAATTATTTTACACCTTTTATTGGATTTTCAGATGATGATGTAAGAAATGTAGAATCTATGAAAAAACATTTTGATAAAAAAGAAGATAATATATTAAAGACTTATTTAACAGCAGGAGGAGAAAAGAAACAATATTAATAAACTAATATATTAATTAATAAAGTAGTATTTATAATAGAATATATAATTTGAAAAAAAGCCAAAGTAAATAGAAAAATTTTTCACAATCATATATTTATCAATAAAGAAAAATAAACATTAAAAAAAAATAAAAAATTATGGCTGATTTATTAATGAAAATGCCAGTTCCGTATGAACCGAAAAGACAGAACAGGTTTATCGTTAGGTTCCCTTCAAGTTTGGGAATTAACGAATGGTTTGTTGAAAGTGCATCAAGACCGTCAATTAAAGTAGGTTCAACAGAAATCCAATTTCTAAACACTTCGACTTATGTTGCAGGTAGATTTAACTGGGACCCAATTACAGTTAAATTTAGAGATCCAATTGGACCTTCTGCCTCACAAGCTCTAATGGAATGGATGCGTCTATGTGCTGAATCAGTTACAGGTCGTATGGGTTATGCCGCTGGTTACAAAAAGAATGTAGATTTGGAAATGTTAGACCCAACTGGAGTAGTTGTTGAAAAATGGATTTTAGAAGGTACATTTATGACTGACTTGAACTTTGGTTCTCTATCTTATTCACAAGATGCGATTGCTGATATTTCGGCAACACTTCGTATGGACCGTTGTATTTTGGTTTACTAATTTACTTCAAATATTATTTACTACCCACATAATTTTAGGTTATGTGGGTTTTTTATTTACAAAAAACATAAGTAAGATATTTTTATAATAAAAAAAGAATATGGAAACTAATGTTAATGATTACGGCCAAATGAATTTTAATTTACCACACGATGTGGTGCCACTTCCATCTGGGGGGATATTCTATCCAAACAAAAAGAAAAGTGTAAAAATTGGTTATCTAACGGCGGCCGATGAAAACATATTAGTTAATATGGAAGGTAATAGATCCATTAAAGAAACATTAATATTACCTTTACTAAGAAATAAACTATATGAACCAGATTTAAGACCGGAAGATTTATTAGATGGTGATATTGAAGCAATATTATTATTTCTAAGAAACACTTCTTTTGGACCGGAATACACAGTTTCAATTAATGACCCACAAACTGGAAGATTGTTTGACGCTACAATTGTTCTTGACGAATTAAACATTAAAAAAAATTTAGTAGAGCCTGATAGTGATGGTACTTTTACTATTACATTACCTAGGAGTAAATCAACAGTTAAAATAAAACCTTTAACTATGAGGGATTATTTAGAAATAGAAAGAACGTTAGAATCTTACCCACAAGGTAGAGTACAACCAGTTGTAACAGCAAGACTTAATAAACTTATTGTTGAATTAGATGGAAAGACAAACAAAGGTGATATTGCAAAATTTGTCGAAACAATGCCAATTTCTGATTCAAAATTTGTTAGAAATTTTATTTTTGAAAACGAACCTAGACTTGATCTATCAAAAGAAGTTATAGCCCCATCAGGAGAAAGAGCAGTAGTGTCTATTGCTTTTGGGGTGGAGTTTTTTCGGCCTTTCTTCTCAATATAAGTTAAGACTTATTGACGAATATATTTATTTAGCAAAAATGTTAAAACTTTCTTATAGTGACTATCTAATTATGCCAACATATTTTAGACGGTATGTCATTGATAAAATATCCGAACAAAATCAAGAATAAAGTATTTATCAATAAATTAGATTCCAATTATGTTTAATGATAATAAAGCTAAAGTAGAGGGTAGTAATCAAGACAAAACCGCAGAAGCTGCAGCACTAGAAGCGACAAGAACAATACAAGGTGCTACAGTTGCATCAACTGCGTTGGACAATGCCGCTAAAAACGGTCTTAATGTATTTAAGACAGCTGGGGATTTATTAGGCTCAATAGGTGAAGAACTAAACAACATCTTTTCAATAGAAAAAAACTGGGAGAGATTAAAACTATTAGATAAACAATCCGCAGAAATTAATGAGGCTCTAGGATTAGGAACCAAAAAAGCTGGTGAATTTAAACAATTATTGGCGGATTCATTTCCAAGGTTTGCAGAATTAGGTTTAGATATTTCAGAAGTACAGAAACAATATGTTGAATTATCTTCAGCGTTTGGTACAAACATTTCAATCACAGATGAAAAAATGGCTGAAATTGCAGCAACATCAAAGGTAACTGGTGTAGAAGCAGGAACATTAGCGTCAGCATTTAGAGGTGTTGGTGTTAATTTAACTAATGTCGCCGATAGAATGATGGATGTTACAAAAGTAGCAAAAGAATCTGGTGGTATTGTAAGAGATGTTTCTGACAAAGTTGTTAAAAATCTTGGTCAGATGAATATGTATAACTTTGATGGTGGTATTAAAGGACTTGCAAAAATGTCAACACAAGCGTCTAAACTTGGAATAGATATGGGTAAAATTTTTGAAATAACCGAAAAAGTTTTTAACCCAGAAGGTGCTATAGAAATGGCGGCTTCTTTACAAAGATTGGGTGTTCAAACAAGTGCTTTAACAGACCCGCTTAAACTTATGGATTTATCGGCAAATGACCCAGCCGAATTACAAAATCAAATTGTAAAAATGTCAAAAGATTTTGTTAGTTTTAATAAAAATTTAGGTGAGTTTCAAATTATGCCAGGCGAAAAAAGAAGATTAAGAGAGGTTGCCGAAGCTTTAAATATGTCATCAGCTGAATTATCAAAAATGTCTTTAAATGCTGCAAACTTAGATTACAAAATGAAACAAATTAAATTTGCACCAGGGACTTCAAAAGAAGATAGGGAAATGATTGCAACTTTAGCTCAAATAAATAAAGAAGGTAAGGCAGAAGTTAAAGTTAAACAAATTGGTGCCGATGGTAAAGAAACGGGTGAATATGAAATGGTTGAAGTCGGAAAATTAACAACAGACCAACTAAAACTATTAAAAGAATCTCAAGAATTGCAAGGTAAATCAATGGAAGAATTGGCAATAGATCAACTTAGTGAATTAGGTTCATTGAACGCAAAAATGTCATCATTTTTAACATCAATAAGATTTGCTTTTCCTTCATCAAAAACTGGTCAAGAATTATATGGTGCTGCAACAACAGGAGCAAGAAAAAGCCTTTTCAAGGAATTTGATGGTTCAGGTCCAGGAATTGTTAATAAAGAAATTAGAGAAACAGAAAATACTAGAGATTTTGTAAACAATACAACAAAAGCAATGGGTGATATTTTTACCGAAATCAAAAATAAAGTAACTAGCGTTAAAAGTGTGGACGATGTTACAAAACTTTTTGGTGATGCCGCAGATTTTTTAACTGGTAAGTTTGATGAATTAAAAAATAAAGACGTATTAACTATGTTTAATGATTTTACCGCAGGGAAAAACATTAACCCCTTGAATACCGCTACACCTAGTGTTTCTAATGCCTTAAACACATTAAATACTAGTTCGACCAATTCAACAGTTAGTACTAACAATACTGTAAATAATAATTCAACAATTGCAACACCATCAAAAATTGAAAATAAACCATTAGAAGCTAAAATTGATGCGACACATAAGATTGATATTAATGTAAATATGGACCCAAATATTAGAAATCAAGCCTTAAGTACTTTTTTATCAAAAGCATTAGATGAATACTATGGTAGTAGTACGCCTAATATGGCAAAATTAGTAGGGTTAATTGATAAATATTATACAGAAAACGGATTAGTACCAGGCGGTAAAAAGGAACCACCACCAAGATAAACTCTTAATTACATTTCAAAAAAATTATTTATAATCTATTTATAAATAAAATTAAAATTAATGTCGGAAAGTTCATTATCGTTTAATTCAACCGCCACATTTAGGAATATCCTAATGGGTAGGAATTTAACACCCTATAATGTCCCAGGGGCTTATAGTCCACCATCTGGAAATGTAAATTACGAAGTATCACCAATGAATGATAGTTCAGTTATTGATTCACCAAATGATTTAATTGGGACTACTGTACAAGCAAACCAACTTTATTCATTAAACGAATATGGGCCAGAAGGTGGTTATAATAATATTATATCAACTGATGGTGAACCATTACCAGTAACACCAAATCAAGGTGAATACGGACAAGACAACGCAGAAATAGATTTAGTTAATGAATTTTATATTGATTCAGCATACATAAAAAATGTTTATGGTCCAGAAAGTGGTTATAAAGATTTGGTAATTATTACAGATAATTTTAATAACCTACAATACTTTTCACCATATGCGACATCTAATGGTAGTGTATTTCAATCAGTACCTATTAATTTTTTATATTCTATCTATAGTCCTTTTGAAATTCTGTCATCTTCAAACCCGACGGGAACACCAGGACCTTTATCACAAGATTCATTACTAGCACAAATTGGTGCAAAAAAATTAAAAGAAGCCTTTGAAAAAAGAATTGCTGATGAGGTTAATAACACAATTAACAGTATTGTTAATTTAGATTCATTACAAGACCCATTTGAAGCTTCACTTGTTGCAAGTGGTCAACAACCACTAATTAATAAAAATTGGAAAATTACGGTTCCAGACAATCCGTTATTAGCGGCCGTTTCTTTTGCAAATAGATTAAGTGGTACCTATTTTCCGGTATCATTAATACCTGGTGATTACTTTACAAAACCATTACAAGGTCAAAATGCTCAAACACAAGGAGCTCTTAATGTTGTAAATAATCTTACTGGTGGTGCTTTAGGTTCGTTATTACCAAACGCTAAAAATCCTTCGGTTTTATTTTTGGAAAACACAGGCTATGGTCAAAAATCAGTATTGTTTAAAAGTATTGAATATAACATCTAT